CTCCTCAATTATCTCCAGGTGTATTGGTCAGGGAAGTTGACCTTACAGTTGGTAGAGCTGATAATGTTCTTGATAATGTTGGTGCAATTGCTGCACCCTTTAAAAGTGGTCCTGTTGAAGAAAATGTTCTGATTACAAATCAGAGTCAATTATTAGAAGTATTTGGTCGTCCCCAGTCTAATGACAGACATTATGAGGATTGGATGGTTGCATCTGAATTCCTTTCATATGGTGGTGCTCTCCAGGTAGTTAGAATAGATGGTAGTGGTCTCACAAACTCAAATGCAGGTGTATCTGTAGCATCTACCTCATTAAAGATTAAGAATTTTGATGATTATGAAGCAAACTATTCATCTGCTACTGATTTCTTCTATGGTTCAAGAGAACCTGGCGAATTAAACAATAATCTTAAAGTCTGCACCATTGATAACTTTGCAGACCAAACAATTGGTATTACTACAACAAATCCTGGAGCATCAGGTGCAACAGTTGGATTTGGTGTTACTGTTCAACTTACTAGTGTTGCAACTCCTGGTGCAGGAACAACAACTGCATTCACTGGATTCCTCAAAGGAATTATTACTGGTGTTACAACTGACTCTTCTTCACAAGAAAAGAGTTCATTTGATGTTAAAATTGTCTCCAGAGTATCTGGAATGGCAACAGATTCAGGAACTGAGTATCCTATCACTTATCAGGTAGGTGATGTTGGCAGATCTATTGAAGCATCTGATGCAATCACCTTTGTAAACAACTCTGGTATTAACACTGGTGGTGGTGGAGCATCTCATGCTACTGTCTCTGCTTTAACTGCTGTTGACTGGTATGATCAGCAAACTCTTTCACTTACAAACTCAACTGTTTTCTGGAAGAACCTTGCTCCAAGACCTGTAGATAACAACTTTGCATCATCAAGAAATGCACACAATGATGCAATTCATGTTGCCATTGTTGATGATTTTGGAACTGTAACAGGTGTACAAGGAAATATTCTTGAGACAAACTTCTTCCTTTCAAAAGCACTTGATGCTGAAGAAGATGGAAATGCTCCAATTAGAAATTACTATAAGAACTTCCTTGCATTAAATTCACAATACATCTTTGCTGGTGCTAATCCTGGAACAACAACTGATGCTGTTAATGGTGTTTCTGCCCAAGCAGGTGGATTCTCTAGTGGATTTACAAAAGTAGTTGGTGGTTCTGGTGCATGGGGTCTCAATGCTCAGGGTGTTACTTATAATGTGCTTGGAAATGTAAGTTACACTCTTCTTGGTGGTGCTGACTATCAAGCATCAGGAGGAATGGCTCCTGCACTTGGTGATGTTCTTACTGGATACAAACTTTTTGAAAACAAAGATGAAATTGCAGTTGACTTCCTCTTAGGGGGATCATCAATGAATGATCAACTGTCATCTCAAGCAAAAGCAAATCTGTTGATTTCTATTGCTGAAGGCAGAAAGGACTGTCAAGCAGTCATCTCACCACACAGAGCAAATGTAGTTAATGTTTCTAATTCTACAACTGCTACAAATAATGTATTGAACTTCTATTCACAAATTAGTTCTTCATCTTTTGGTGTTCTTGATAGTGGTTATAAGTATGTCTTTGATAGATTCAACAATGAATTCAGATTTATCCCTCTGAATGGTGATGTTGCTGGTATTATGGCAAGAAACAATTCAGTTTATCTGCCTTGGTTCTCACCTGCTGGTCAAGCAAGAGGAACTCTTAACAATGTAGTTAAGTTGGCATACAACCCCAATAAAACACAAAGAGATCAACTTTACAAAGCAAGAATTAATCCAGTCATTAATCAAAATGCTGCTGGTGCAATTCTCTTTGGTGATAAGACAGCACTTTCCTTCAAGTCTGCTTTTGATAGAATTAATGTTAGAAGGTTGTTCCTTACAGTTGAGCAAGCACTTGAGAATGCTGCAAATGATCAACTCTTTGAATTGAATGATTCTGAGACAAGATCAAACTTTATCAACATTGTTGAACCTTTCTTGACTGATATTCAGGCACAAAGAGGCATTGAAGACTTTAGAGTCATTTGTGATGAAACAAACAATACTCCTGCTATTGTTGACAACAATGAGTTCAGAGCTGATATCTTCATTCAACCTGCAAGATCCATCAACTTTGTAACCCTCACTTTTGTTGCTACAAGAGGTGGAATTAGCTTCTCTGAAGTCACTGGAACTTGATTTAAATTAAGCAATAACACTACGAGGTAACAACAAATGGCAAACATCACAACTAAAAAACTTCATGATTTCAAGACTCAATTGAGGGGTGGCGGTGCCCGCCCCAATCTATTTGAAGCATCCATTCCTGCTTTTCCAGCAGGTATCAGTAATGTTGGTGCAATCTGGAACAATACAACTTCTTCAGATTTTAGATTCCTTTGTAAGGCAGCACAACTTCCTGCATCTACAGTTGCAGAAGTTCCAATTCCTTTTAGAGGGAGAATCCTCAAAGTTGCTGGTGACAGAACCTTTGAACCATGGACAGTAACAATTATCAATGATGAGGACTTCAATCTTAGAAGTGCATTTGAGGCATGGATGAATAGCATTAATGATCTGACACATGCTACAGGTATTACTAATCCTTCATCATATATGTGTAATGGTTTCATTGCACAACTGGGTAGAGGAAATGCAAGAAATTCAACTACACATGATCAAAATAATACTGAGCAGCAAATTCTGAGATCATACAAGTTTACTGGTATGTTCCCAACAGAAGTTTCTGCAATTGATTTGAGTTATGATTCAACTGATACCATTGAAGAATTTACTGTAACCTTCCAGGTTCAGGACTTCAGAATTGGTAGAGCAGAAAGTGGAAGAGATGATGGTGCTTCTACTCCTACATTGGTATGATATTTTAAGTTGATAAATACTAGGAGCAAAGGACTCCTAGTATATAATAATGGCAAAATTGTTTGGTTTCTCAATTGAAGATAATGAGAAGCAACCACCAGGACTAATATCTCCAGTTCCTCCTAATAATCAGGATGGATCTGAGAATTATGTTAGTTCTGGTTTTTTTGGTTCTTATGTAGACATTGAAGGAATTTATAAAAATGAAAATGATTTAATCAGAAGATACAGATCAATGTCTCTGTATCCTGAGTGTGATAGTGCAATTGAGGATATTGTTAATGAAGCAATTGTTTCTGATACACATGATTCTCCAGTAGAGATTGAACTTTCAAACTTGAATGCTAGTGATGGCATCAAGAAAAAAATTAGAGAAGAGTTTAGATATATTCTTGACCTACTTGATTTTGATACCAAAGCACATGAGATCTTCAGAAATTGGTATATTGATGGCAGACTATACTATAACAAGGTCATTGACCAGAAAAATCCAGAAGCTGGTATCCAAGAATTGAGATACATTGATGCATCAAAGATGCGTTATGTTAGAAGGATTGTTCAAAGAAAAGGTGATGGTGTTTTTCAAAAAGCACCTAATGCTGCTGATCAATTCCAGTTCCCACCTATTGAAGAGTTCTTTGTATATACTGATGGTGGTAAGAAAACTGGTTATGGGACACAGCAATCTGCTGGTGGTGTTCAATTAACAAGAGACTCTATCTGTTATTGTACATCAGGTCTTGTAGATAGAAACAAGGGATCAACTCTTTCCTGGTTGCATAAAGCAATTAAACCACTGAATCAGTTGATGATGATTGAGGATTCTCTTGTAATCTACAGACTTTCAAGAGCACCTGAAAGAAGAATCTTCTACATTGATGTTGGAAACCTACCTAAGGTAAAAGCAGAGCAATACCTTAGAGATGTGATGATGCGTTATAGAAACAAGTTGGTCTATGATGCTAACACAGGTGAGATCAGAGATGATAAAAAGTTTATGTCTATGATGGAGGACTTCTGGTTACCTAGAAGAGAAGGTGGTAGAGGAACTGAAATTACCACACTTCCTGGTGGTCAGAATCTTGGAGAAATCACTGACATCAACTATTTCCAAAAGAAATTATATAGATCACTGAATGTTCCTGAAACAAGGATTCAGGGAGAGGGTGGTTTCTCATTAGGTAGATCATCTGAAATCTTGAGAGATGAAATTAAGTTCTCCAAGTTTGTTGGAAGAATGAGAAAGAGATTCTCTCATATGTTCCAAGATCTTCTCAAGACACAACTTCTTTTAAAGAATGTCTGCACCCCAGAAGACTGGGAGTTGATGTCTGATCATATTCAATATGACTTCCTTTATGATAACCACTTTGCTGAACTCAAAGAGGCAGAACTTACAACTGAAAGAATAAATCTTGCAACACTTGCTGAACCATATGTTGGTAAGTATTACTCTAATGATTATGTAAGACGTAAGATTCTACGTCAAACTGATCAGGAGATTATTGAACAGGATGAGTTGATTGAAAAGGAAATCAAGGATGGAATCATTCCTGATCCTAGTCAAATGCCTATTGATCCTGCTACTGGTCAACCAGTTCCAGGAGATACAACTGGTGGTTTGATGGGTGCAACTCCTCAGGCACCAGAGGTGGATGAGGATAAGTTTGAAACACCCAGTGGTGGGGAAATATAAATAAACTTATTGTAACTTACATAAAATGGACGAATTAATGGATCTTTTGGTGAAAGATGAA